AGGTCAATGGCCTCATGGACGTCCAAAAGCCGCATTCGCTTAGCGAGTGCAGCTTTGTCCTTGTAGCGGAGATTTCTCCACACGAGGACAGGGTCCATTTCGTCGTCTTCGGCGAACAAGAAACCCTGGTCTAGCGCTCTTTTAAAGAGCTCTAGATCATCTACTCCTTTCACCAAATCGGTGAGCAGTAGAGTTTCGCGGATTTGATCTTCGATCAAATCTGCGGATATTCCACGTGCCCTGGCGTTCGTCGCGAAACTCGCGAGAACCCGGGATAACATGGGCGTGGAGGTACCATCAAGTACTTGCTTGATGGCCCAAAGATGCACTTCGGGTATTGCGCGGAGTGCACGCCGTGCATCTGTCTTTGACAGATGGTAGGCAGGAGCTTCTATACCTCCCAGTTTCACTGGAAGGTATCGGAACGCAAAATCGGCTGGCATAAAAGTGCCCAGTCGTTGCTCCCAACGTCGGGAGAAGACGGGAAGTAAAACTTCCCATCCCCCACCGAGCCAAGCCAGCATGCCATGCATCTGGCGAGCCTTGCCAATGGCAGGGTTTGGCTCATCTTTTCCCTCGTGCTCCTTAGCACATGGGGAAAAGAGCCTTATCTTCATCGCATCGATGTGAGGCTGCTCAAGATAGGGTACATCTCGAAGAGGAACTTTCCTCCTCCAGATGTCACTATCCTTGAGCCCTACCGTAAGGAGCATCTCCTCACAGTAGAAACCACCCAGCGACCTTAAGAAGTTCTGCGGCCATGATACGGACATTCCGTTTAAATCATGGTTCAGCGTAATACGCTGAAGGTATTCCCTCGGACCTTGACCAAAATGGTCATCGCCCGAACATGCAAAGACTCTCCACCGAATCGGTGGAAATCCTTGCCGGGATTTCAGATGATAGAGAAACTCGTCATCTGAAGCATCTACGAGGTCGTAGATGTAGCGAAGTAGGGCTTCCCCTTCAGCCACTAGGTTATGAAGGGTCAATACTATCTTCGCGCCGGGATCTCCCATTAGGATACCCCGG